TGAAAAAAGAGGTAAAGCGCGCAACCAGTGCGCTTTATTTTTGGCAATAAATTGAATGAACGACTTTTAACAGGCTTTTTTATTTTTATCCCTGAGCTCCGATAGATCTCTTTCCAGTTGATTACATCTTTCCCTGAAGTATTTTAGGTCCTCCTGCAGGTTTACGCTCATACTTTTTAATGATTTAAAATATTCCTGGGCTGGTTCCTGCAGGATGTTTTCATTATCATCAAAGAAATATCCTGGGCTTACGCCAAGCAATTCCGATAACATTTCCAGCCTTTTTACTGTCAGTGTGTGATTCTTCATCATGTTATCCCAACCCTGGCCACTCACTTTAAGTTTCTCTGCGATGGATTTTCGCATCACATTTTTTTTATCAATCAAGGTTTGTAACTTATTGTAGTTCATGCAGAATTATTTAGAATAATTATTTATTACATCTAAAGTTGAATTTAATTCAAACTAAACTTGATTTGCGTATAAATATTAGTTTATATTTGCATTGTAAATATAAATTCAATAATGCAATCAACAAAGTAAATACCAAATAATTTATGCAGCTAAAAGACAACATTTTATCAGAATTAAAGGAAAACAAAGAGGCCAAAAGAGGCCTCGAGGATACTTGGGAGAGATCTGTGTCGACAATCGAAAGATGGATCAATGATAATGATCCATGGCTCTGCCATCTGAAAAGCTTAAATGTAATTTCAGCCCACCTGAAAAAAGAGATTGAGGATTTATATACTGATTAATATGAAAATCGAATTCTATTTCGACCATTCTGGGTTCTTTCAGAAGAAAATCTATTTCAAGCTTGGCGACCGTCCTGGCTGGGAAGATTTTGAAAATCTTACGCCCGAGGAAATAGAAACGATCTTCAAAAGTATGATTGATTTGAGCCCCAAGGCTCACGAGGCATTACTTCACATGAGCCGTTACATCCATACCGGGAAGAAGGATATCCTAAAGCAGTTCATTCATTGCAATTGGACTGTTTTAGATCGGAAATGGGACATTTCAGACCAGGCACTCAACTTTGAATCGGTTGAGTGCCCTCATAAGCACACAAATAATTGCCCGTTTTCGGGCAAAGGAATAATCTGTTTAAAAAATTGATATATGAAAACAAAAGATCCCTTAAAACAATTGAATTTTTTCACAATCATTGAAACTATTTTACTTCTTGCTTTAGGCGCATTAATGGGAGCGACGGTAGTTTTAGTATTTCTGTTATGAAAGAAAGCGGATAGGACAAATGGTTAAGTCAGCGGTCTCATAAGCCGCAGGGGAGAGTTCGATTCTCTCATCCGCTACAAAGTTTTCCCAAACTGTGGAAATGCCGCCCGTCAGACAGCCGGCATTTCCCCCCGGATGGGGCTCAAACTGAAATATGGATACAGAAAAACAACAGGCTGATCTCTTCGATCAGCAGGAAAAGGAGGAGAAGATGATTGAATTAATTGATGAATCCCACGAGCTGATCGACAAGGTCCGTAAAATGTCAGAAGAACTTAAATTCAAACCCGGTGGAATCCTCTATCCTGATCATGAAATAACAGCCGTCCCAGGCATAATAAATAATCAGCTATGATACTCAAAACATTATTAATTGCCGTAGCCGGAGGTATCGTTTTCACAATCATTATGGTTGTGATTAATGTTCTCCGAGTTAACCGTTTTCGCGCTGAGGCCGAAAATGGTTTTCCATGTTCTGTTTACCACGATGAATGTTTATGCCGTGGTAAAATTGAAGAAAGAGTTGGCGATAGAATCGAGGTAAAATATACCGATGATTCTGGCCGCGAATATTTGAGGGTTTTCCAAATAGACGAAATCTACCCGGCATGGTAACAACAAAAGTTTTCAGGCCGGCACCGCTGAACCTGCGGGTTAATACCTTTATTAAAAAGGTAATAAGGCATGCAAGATTATTGATAAACGCTGAAAAGTCAGATATCAATAAAATGACAGCGCTTTCAATCATCGAAGCTCTCGAAAATAACAACAACCGGGTAAACTTCACCGAAAGAGGAGCCGCCCGGTTCTTCCTTGCGAACCTTGAAAATATAAGGTTCCTTATAAAAAATGATGACCAGGAAAAACTTGCCGTATTTAATGAAATAAAGGATAAATCTGAAATATACCAATATCTATGAAAAAAGAAAATATGGTATTTGTCCCAAAATTAATAATAGAATTAACCCCATATAAGCAATGATCCTTCGATTAAAAGGTGAACTGGATCCCGAGCTCACCCGGATAAGATTAAAGCCAGGGCAAACAATTAAAAATGCTACGTCAGAAAAAACTAGCACAATGGGTCAGGTTTATTTTTACCATTATTTTGAAGGTATAAATTTCCAATGCCTTGTCTGGCCGGATAACTATGATGTGATCCGGGAAGATAAACCGGTAAAATAATTTTAATTTACAATAATTTAAAATTTTATATTATGTGCAATTGTATTGAAGAAATTGAAAAATTAATAACTGAGCAATTCGAAAGTGAAATTAATGTTGAGGATAAGGTTTACGTTCAAATCGAGGGGAAATCAATTAATATTAAATTGGGTATAACTCAATTATCTACAACCGCAGAAGCTACCTATCTATTTAAAGGGAAAAATAAAAAATGGCGGACCTATCTCAACTTTTCATTTTGCCCATTATGCGGGGAAAAATACATTAAAGAATAACCATGACAGCAATAGATCAGCAAAAAGTATTGGACGCCGGATTTATCATCATCCGGAAGCGCGACTTCACCCGGATGAATAAACCCAAGCGGTTTGAAATATTCCAGAAGACTCCGGAGCGCCGGGAATGGCATAGCCGTGAATATTTATTTACTGGCGTTACCGAACGCGATACCAGAGTCAAAAAATTACTAAAGGATTCTAAAATTGTGGAGGATTAAATTATGGACACATATAATCCTGGTCAAAAAATAAAATATACAGGTAAAGATTCTTTCGGAGAAATCGGAACTATTGAAAAATTTGCTATGAGCCACGAACGTGACGGCTTTAAGTGGAATACATATTATGTCAAATGGGATACTACAGTAAAATTAGGCATGCTTGATGATTTTGAATTTATACCTTTAAATGAAAAGCAACAATGACCAAATCAAAAATCGAATGGACGGATCTTACATGGAACCCGGTGACAGGATGCTCGCCGGTTAGTCCCGGATGTACAAACTGCTACGCAAAGCGTATGGCAGTCCGGATGAAAGGACGCTTTGGTTATCACTATGAAGAGCCTTTCAGGGTAACATTCCACCCTGACAGGTTGGATGAACTGCGGAAATGGAAAAAGCCGTGCCGCGTTTTCGTGTGCTCCATGGGAGACCTTTTTCACGAAGATGTGGTGCTTGAAATGCTGGATATGATTTGGCGCTGTATGGCCAGAAATAAACAACATACGTTTATGGTTCTGACCAAACGCCCGGAACGATTACTCGAATGGTACCAGTTTATCCGGGCAACGGCGCCTAATATCTGGCTCGGAGTTACCGCCGAGAACCAGGATGCCGCGAATGCGAGAATACCCATCCTCCTGCAGATACCCGCCGCCGTCAGGTTTGTAAGTTGCGAGCCACTGCTGGGGCCAGTTGATTTTTCTAAAATACCATTTAGCGGGTTCCTTAAAAAGGATTCAACAAATAAATTAATTGGATGGGTTATCTGCGGTGGTGAATCCGGACCGAAAGCCCGGCCGATGCACCCGGATTGGGCGAGATCACTTAGGGATCAGTGCCAGGCGGCTGATGTTAAGTTTTTCTTTAAAGGATGGGGGAAATTTGGGCATACAAGCCAAGATGAGAATGGCCATTGGCGTTTTGATAAATTAGGTAAAAAGGTCACTGGTCGGCTTCTGGATGGCAGGGAGTGGAATGAGTGGCCGGGATAACGTTAAATGTTTGTGCAGTTGGGGAGTAGAAACCACTGCACTATCGAAATAGTATAAACTTAATAAATACAGATTATGAACGAATTACCACAAAAACCCCAATTGCATAAACATATTGTTAGCGGTTCGGCTTTAATTGCTGACTTTATGGGTTGGGAGAAATACGAAGATGGAACTACTTATAAGTTCCCAAACCTTTATCCTATTTATAATATTGATGACAAAGAAAATACAGGTTGGATAAGTGAACAAATCTCGAATGCAGAATTTCACACTCGCTGGGATTGGCTTATGCCTGTATTAGAAAAACTTTGCAGAAAAGAAATAGGTGACGGAATTACATACGTGAAATATGCAACTCCAAGAACTTTTGGAATGCTAAACGAAGAAACTGGACAAATAATGGTTAGGCTTGACGGATTTCAATTATTTCAAGCTGATACGCTTATTGAAGCAACATTTTTGGCAATAGTTGACTGTTTGCAGTGGCTTTCTCAAGCTGACCGCTAACGTTATCGGGCTATATGCAGTGCGAATATAACCACAGATGATGATACGAAGCACAACAGTAATAATTTTAATTTTTTAGGGAGGAAAATAAAATGAAAAAAGATAAGATAAAAGAAGTTTTAAACGGAATGATTGACAATATATCTAAAGAGCAGATAGAATTGTATCAAAGTTTAATTGATAAGAAATGCTACGAAAACATAACCGATATTGAAGAATTTTATTTCGGATTGATTTATCCGTTTGAAGAATTTATATCAGGGCTGATAAGAATTGAATTATCAAATAACAGAGATGTTGTATTTTTACTGCAACATTCACAATTTATTGAAAGCAACTTTGTTAAGTTGATAGAAAAATATGAAGGGCGTGGATGCTGTTCGGATAAATCAAGAACTATCCTCAAAAGATTATTAGATTTTTATCGAAATGGTAACAAAATAGAATTTGACTACACACAGGAATACACATTTCACTTGCCTACATTAGTTTTTAAAACTCACGAAGAAATTGTTGGATTTTACGAAGGGCTGAAAAACTTATATTACGGAAACCCAATAAAGTATTTAGAAGAATTAAAAACCTTAACTGCGAATGCAGAAGAGCGTGGGAAAAAAAATTAAAATTATGGTCAAATTAGCACAAAACTCGATACGAAGCACGGAACTAAGCATTGCATATAGCCCGTGTTATAGCATCGTTTTAATGTGCTATAACGGCCGGCGGTATGAACAGGCCGCCTTACAAGACTGTTCAATTTATTAACCCGCTGACTTGGCGGCTTGTTTATACCGACCTGTTAGCAAACGTTTTTTATTATGGAAGATTTTGATGACGATTATTTTGACGATGAAGAAAGTGGATACAGAGATTGCCCGAAATGTGGGCGGTCATATGATGAAATTGACTACGAATGTCAATCCTGCTCTAAATGCGGGTGGGATGCTGAAAAAGAAACCTGGGGAGAAACAAGAGAACCCGAACAGGTAGATTATGAAATGGGAGATGCAGACATTCTCACAGGGCGGTGGCTCTAAAATGTTTGCTAACGGGCTGGCGGTATGCTTAGTGCCGTAAACAAATAATCATATGAAACAGGAAACTTACATACAGCTCAGTCTTTTCAACGAAGCCGATAACGGCATTAAGCATGACCGCATGTTAGCACACGTTGATTATCACCGTGAGCCAACTAACAAGGAAGTTTGTATGATGTGTCATTTTTCATCAGAATGTGAAGGCTGCTGTAGCAGATGCAAAGAACAATGTAATGGTCATCAAATTTGCCAGATCGGAGTTGATGGGCAGGCTGATCGGCTTACAGCCTGGATGTCGATCGTTGAAAAAAATGAAGGTATGAGCCACTTGAGGAAGTTTCTCAATGTGTGCTAACGGAAAAGCATAAAAGCAGTGCGGATATGAAAGCAAGAATTAAATTGATATTACGAAGGTTCTTTTTAATCAATTCCTTTTGTCGAAAATGTGGAGTAGATGTAAGAGATTATCAAGCACCTAATAAAGTATGGGAACAAATTAAAGACGAAATACCCAACGGAAATACGCTATGCTATAATTGCTTCTGTAAACTATGTGATAAAAAAGGAATTGATTATGGAGGGTACTGGATATTACGAAAAGGATAGCATTGCTTTTATGCAGTGTTATCAAAGCGTTTTAATGTTTGATAACGAATGGTGGTATGGTTAGTTGCCGATTGCGTGGCACGTCCGTATCACACGAGATAAACTTACAAGCGGGTGGTAACGCTTCAAACTTTTACTAACACGGCAATTAACTATACCACGGGTTAGCTGCTGGCATTTATTTAAAATTCAAAATGAAAGCATTAAAAGTAACTTACAGTCGATTAATTTCAAAAGGCAATTATGAAAATGCCAAAATTGAAATTGAATTAGAAGTTGAACAAGGTGAAAAGGCAGCCGATGTTTACGAATCTGCAAAAAATTGGGTTGAAAAACGAATTGCAGTTGAAAAACTATCCGATTATACAATCGAGAAAGCTAAAAAAGTGATGGACGATAAACGTAACCACACACTTGCTCAAATTGAGGAAGCTGAGGAAATTTTATCCAAAGTCAAAGTGCAAGATGATGAGCTGCCATTTTAGGTGGCTCGTTTTTATGCTTGCAGCTAACTCCTTTATATATACACTTTAATATTTTAAACTATGCCTGAATTACTTAAAGATGTGTCTGTTAGATTTATAAAGTCGTCAACCGAAGGCAAGATTTCTATAACCGATGAGCTTAACATTCTTGAATATTTGGTTGAAAGATTTAAACTCAAAACTATCAGCCAATATGCCAAGGAAAATGGCATAAGCTATCCGGGCGCTGTTAAACGTATTGAAGCCAAAACAGTGATGAGTATTATGTTTGGAGATATTACATTCATAATCCCTTAATTTATGAAAGGCATCCTATTTACCGAACCCATGTTCCGCGCAGTTGTTGCTGAAACCAAGACACAGACTCGTCGTCTTCTGAACCCTCAGCCGGATCCCGAATGGTTTAAAATGGAAATGAATGACTATCCTGCACACCAGGTAAGATGCACCGAAAAAGAAGCTGAATGGTACTTTTTAAGAAGCCCAAGAACAGGCCGGGCTTGTTTTAGTAAAGATGCTCCAAAGATTTACGATAATTCCGGCTCGAGATATAAACCCGGCGAAATCGTTTACCTGAAGGAGCCATATCATTATGAAGGTGATTTTGATGACAAACCAATTGTCGTTTATAAATTTAATAATGATATCGCGGGTGGCAGAACATGGAAAAATAAGCTCTTTATGCCAGCCAAATATGCCAGATATTTCATCAGGATAAAGGGGGTGAAGGTGGAAAGACTTCAGGATATATCGCATGAGGATTGTATTGCTGAAGGGATTAAGAATATGGTAGTCATAGACCAGGAATTTGACGTTCCGGTCCAAGGCTATCAAAATTATCTTGGTAATCATTATTTTGTAACTGGCGATAATGAACTAAGCCCTGCACAGCGATCCTATAAATCTTTGTGGATAAAAATCAATGGTAAGGACAGCTGGGATAAAAATCCCTGGGTATTTGCCTATACATTCGAATTAACCGAAAAGCCAACAATTAATAGCTAAAAGCCAACGGATGATATGATCCCCGACGAAACCAAAAACAAGATCCTCGATGCCGCCAACCTGGTGGAAGTGGCAGGCGACCTTTTTACATTGCAAAAAGCAGGCAAGTCATATTACACCGCTTGCCCTAAGTGTGGAAAAACAGGCAAAGGAAAGGGACTGATCATTACTCCCGGTTCCAATTCGAAACCGGCAATTTACAAATGCTTTTCCTGCGACTTCGGAGGAACATCGGCGGTTAACCTGCTGATGGAGACCCAGGGTAAATCCTATCCGGAAGCGCTCGAATGGCTGTCCGGAAAATATAATATCATCATCGAGGAACAAACAACCCGGAGAGGTTCACAGCGAAAGACAAGAACCTGCGAAAAATCATTTTGCGACAAGCAGCTCGAGGATAGCGGTTTGCTTCAGGATGTGAAAATGACTCAGTGCGCCGAATATGTTGATGATAAAACAACCAGGATGGTTGATGTTTATGAACCCGGTACCCGCGACCAATTCGGCAGGATCATACCGGGTGACGACATGATCATCTGGTATTATGATCTTGAAGGAAAGCCCACCCTTTTCCGCAAACCGAAATCGCAGAAGTTTGAACATCTGTACAGGATCCGTTGGCAGATACCCGAGAACCATCCCGACAAAAACGGAAAGCCGATCAAGTACCAGAGTCCGTCCGGATCGGGGAGCCATCTTTATATCCCTCAGGTGATCCGCTCGATCTATAAAGACAAGCGGATCATCAAGCGCCTGTACATCCAGGAAGGCGAAAAGAAAGCTGAAAAGGCTTGCATCCACGGCATCCCATCTGTCGGAATTATGGGTATTCAGAACATTGCCCATGAAGGAAAGCTTCCGCACGACCTGCAGCTGATCGTTCAGACGTGTAAAGTGGAGGAAGTTGTGTTCGTCCTGGATGCTGACTGGGACCAGCTATCCTACCAGCTTAAATCCGGCGACCGGGTCGATCAGCGGCCCGCTAACTTTTTTTATGCGGTCCGTAATTTCAGGGATTATTTCAAAGCTTTTAACAACATCGGTATTTACCTTGAGCTTTATTTTGCGTACATCAAAGAAACCGATCAGAAAGATAAAGGCATCGATGATCTGCTAACCAATACCCTGAAAGGAAAGGAAATTGAATTGTCCAGGGATTTCGACCGGGTGGTAAATGACATCAAAGAAAAAGACGGCGCCGGCGACTACGTTCAGATCCACAAGATAACCACCCTTACCGATTACCAGATCATGCAGTTCTGGAGCATTGAGAACGCCAAATCTTTCCTGAAGAAGTACCGTGAAGATCTGATGGTTTATTTTCCCCGGGGAGAAGTGTTCAAGATCGGCAGGCTCGAATGGAGGTACGATGAAGAGAAGAAAGATTTTCAGCCGGCTCAGCCCCTCACTCCTGATGAGCAGTACTGGGAGGAAATTACCTGGGACGATAACCGAGGCCAGGAAAAGAAGAAGCTTCAGTTCGACTATGTCAACCTGAAAAACTTCCTCCGGAACCGTGGTTTCGGAAGGATCATGATGGCCAACGGAAAATACCTGTTTGCCCGTACGGCCGGAAAGGTGATTCAGAATGTTGACGCCGGCGAAGTAAAGGATTTTGTGGTTGAATTTACCGAAGAAATTGCACCCAAGGACGTTCAGAATATGATCCTGAGGGGAGGACGTATGTACCTTGGACCGGACTCCCTTGGCAACATGGCAAAAATGTCGCCCGTGTTCACCATACCCGACCGGGATCACCAGTCGATTTTTTTTAAAGACAAGTACTGGGAGATATCTGCAGATAAAATTGAAGAGAAGCCGTTGAACCAGCTTTCAAATTTTATATGGTCGGATAAGATCATTGATTTTGATGCCGGCCTTGTAAGCAAAGAACTGATCACCGTAAAGCAGTTTACCGAAGATGACCTGGCTAAAGTTGAAAAGGACATGCAAAAGGAAGCCAGGCACTATGTTGGCCAGTTTGAAATCAATCTTACAGAGGATGGCAAAGCCTGTGATTTTCTTGTTTTCCTGCTAAATACATCCGAGTTTGCCTGGAGGAAAATGATTGATGCCAGATCGCGGAAGCTGAAGCAGGATGAACGCACGCTGGATGAAAAGTTCGAAACCTGTATGCATCTGCTGAGCAAGCTCACAGCCATCGGGTACCTACTGCATGACTATCATAACAAAAGCATAGCCAAGGCGGTGATCGCCATGGACGGAAAAATGTCGGAGGTGGGGCAGAGCAATGGCCGGACCGGTAAATCGATCCTGGGGAATTATATCGGCAACATCATACCACAGGTGTATATCGGATCGAAGCAAAAGAAACTTACAGAGGATCCATTCCTTTTTGAAGGCGTAACTGAAAAGACCAGGAATGTATTTTTCGATGACGTAAGGGCGAACATCGATATCGAATTCTTTTACCCTCACATTACGGGTAAGTTTGCCGTAAGGCCGTTGGGTGAGAAACGGTTCATCCTTCCCGATAACAGCAAGCCCAAGCTGATCTTTACAACTAACCACGGAATAAACGATGCCGGAGGATCCCTGAGGGACCGGGTTTTTTTACTGGCTTTCTCCGATTTTTACAGTGAACATCACAAACCGGTTGATGATTTCGGGGTAAATTTTTTCGATGAATGGGATCACCGGCAGTGGAACCTGGCTTACAACCTGGCAGCCACCTGCCTGAAGCTCTATTTTAAATACGGCCTGGTTAAGGCCCCGATGAAGCGCCTCGAAATGCGTAATCTCCGGCAGGTAATGGGTGAAAACTTCCTGCTCTGGGCAGATGAATACTTCTGCCTGCCACAAAACTTGAATGCTGCCATCCCGCGCCAGGAGATATGGGACAACTATATGGATAAGGTCCAGTCGGCCCGGAGGTACGAAACGCCCAATGCATTCAAAAAGAAGGTTAAGGCCTATTGTGAGTTCAGGGAATATACTTTTAATCCGCACCTGTACGATAAGGATGGTGTTCCGCTCCGCTTCGATAAGCATGGCAAGGCCATCGAGGATGATAAGTCAGGAGGAGTGGAATATTTTACAATCGCTAACGATGATTACCATAAATAATTTTTAATCATGGGATTAATCCAGGAAGCAATAAGCATCGGCAAAAAGGAGAGCGCGAAACCGGTCCAGGACAAAAATGGATTGTGGTATTACTCGGAACAACCCGAAGGAACCAGGCTGGCCACCATGAATGATATCAGCGCCGGAGTTTTTAAACCAAAAACCCCATTCCTGGTCCATTCCTATTATTCTGAAAAGTTTGAATGCTACAGAAGCTCTGGAAGGATAAGTGAATTACTGATTGAGTTTATAAAGGGTGACAGGGTTTATTGTTTGAAAGCTAACGAAGAGCTAAAACCCGTTTTTTTTATGGGTTTTAGCGGGAGTTAGCGGATTTTCATTTTAAAGCTCTGTATTGAACGCAGGGCTTTTTTGGTATTATACCCTTCTCTCATTACGATCTCAATTCCCATTCAGCCTGGCGAAGCCAGTAATTAAATACATGAAAGAAACCGACGCGAAAGCGGAGGGAGCTTTCATACCTTATCATCTTTCCCCTAAGGCTTGCATTTTTCCGCGCCCCCTTTTTTTCCATAATATAAAATGGAACAATAGTACAGTTTTTAAAAAGTTCACAATCACCTATATATATACTATATTATTTATTTTATCCTCTTTTTTTACAAAATTGACTTCTTAAAAATATAGATAAAAAACAGTACAATCGTACAGAGCAATATAAATAATTAATTATCAGGCATTTTAAGCGCACTATTAAAACTGAACGGGTTTGTACAATCGTACACTTTTGCACGGTTTTCGAAAAAGTGATCTGGAAAATGATAAAACAGTGCAAAAAACACTGTTTTGCACAGAAAAAGAGTACGGAGTAAATTAATTGTGATTCAATTAATTATATGCTCAAAACCGGCCTCCGTACGGTCGTACACTTTTTTTGTAAGTTTTGCGGTAAGTCACCCAGGCAATTAAAATGAACACAAAACTGAAATAAAAATTAAGTTTTAGTTGCAGGTTAATGCAATAAAAGTGGAATAATGTTGAATAAAAAGTCAAATAAATTTGACAATGTCAAATAAATTTGACGATATTCGCAGATTATGAAATGGATTAAAGACCAGCTCATTTATCTTCTTAACCTCATTTCATTCGAAATGTGTAAGTGGAAAGCCAACAGGCTTCATTATCTCACCGGAAAACGGTATTTTGTCATACCGAAAAGCAAATACAGGCTTACTTGTGTAAACAACACCTATATAAAAAAATACAATTATGCAGCCGTCAAATTGCATTATAAGCCTATAACCATATTTGATCTTATCCGCGACTGCTATTATTGCATGTCCGCAGGCACAACAGGAAACAGAAAAAAAATTAAAAATGTCAGACCAGTTCACAGTCGGTATTAACCTCAAACCTTATGTTGCCAAGCACCTGGTTAACAGGTTCGGTGATCCGGTTGATCTATATTGCCCTGAAGGTAAAGATTTAATGGACTTCATTAAAACATGCCTAAAGAGACCAAAAAATCACAACGATTCAAAAATTAATCTTAAAAACCTCCCGATCGAATGCCGGGTTATTATCTCTCAACATGACTTTTATACCCATGGATGGATGATCAGCAAAACACACATATTAATGGTCAACAACAGGGTAGAAAGTTCTGTTAAAGCGCTCTCGAGGAATTATATTTTTATTATGAAAAGCATGGGTATCCCGATAAATACGGCTATCCGCGATTTTCAGAAGGAGTACAACCTTCCGGAAGAAGTTTTCCCGTATGATACAATTTATAAGGACTTTCAAAGAAATACTATATATCTAAAAGATAATACATTAACTGACTATTTGAGAAAATTTCGAAAAATATTAGTAACGAATCTGTCGGAAAACCGACAGTTTATATAATTAAAACCATGGGAACAACAACATCACCATTCGATAATATGGGAGGAATCCAAAAAATATACCCGATTCCCGTTTCAATCATTGATGCATTTGATGATGTGTATAATGCAGAAATCAATAATTTTACAATACTTGAAGGATTGAATTATGATTTTCTTTATGTCATTAAAGATATGATAAAATTCAGCCAGGAAAAAAAAGAAAGCGCCGATGGTACATATTACGAAACCAGGCTTGAAGTATTTACGCCCACAGACCGTATTGAACTTCAAAGGCTTGTAAATACGTTTGAAACAACTCATTATATTGTCGTTTATCAGGACAACAATGGGTATTATAAAGTAATAGGAACGCCCGACGAACCACTGAATATAGAAGCTGATCTCGATTCGGGACAGATAGAGTCTGGTTTAAACGGCTATAAAATCACATTTCAGCGAAAATTAAGGAGTCGTTCGCCATTTATCGAAGCATTACCGGAGGCTCCATTACCAACCTGATTGATTGCCTTTTACGTTTTATTGTCCTTTTGTAAACCTACAGTGTGTGGTAATATTGCGTTTTTAAAGGACGCAAAATGGTCGGTCTTATTCAGGAGGTTGTTAATGGTTATTGGCATATTAACAAGGCTTATGCAGAAACGGCAAAGCCTTTAATCATCAATCTTCTTCAAGGAAAGCTTAAAGAGGCTGATTTTTCAAAAGCCAGGCAACAACTACGGCCGGATTATTTTACTCTTCACAATAACGTTTATCAGGTTATGCCTGCACCTGAGGATGACCAGAAAAAACTTACGCCTGAGAATGCTCCTCCGGATTCAATCGGTCTCATAAAAATATATGGAATCATTACTTATAATGACCAGTTTTGCGGTCCAGCGGGCGCTGAAACTATTTCCGATCTAATAACAAGGATGTCGAATAATGAAAATATCAATACAATTATTCTTCAGATCAGATCAGAAGGTGGAGAGGTATATGCAAGTGAAAAAATAGTCGACACAATTCATTCCGTTGAAAAGCCGGTTATCGGATTCGTACAGAATTATGCTTTTTCTGCTGCAAACAGAATATTAGTGGCCTGTGATTGGTGCGCTGCTAATTCTAATCTGGCCATGCTTGGAAGCCTTGGAACCTATACAACAATCTATGACGATGAAGAATACTGGAAAGCCATGGGTATTATATTTAGGGACATTTACGCTGATAAATCAAAAGATAAAAATCAGGAATATCTTCAGGCAATAAAAGGCAATGTTGAGCTTTTAAAGACTAAGGTAAATACATTCAATGAAGCTTTCCTGCAGGGGATATCCATGGACCGCGCTGAAAAATTAACAGCGGCGGAAACCGTGTGGGGTACAGGTAAAACATGGTTCGCTCAGGATCCTCTCAGCTTTGGAATGATCGACGAAATCGCTTCTCTTTCTGATATTATTAAATCACTTCAAAATTCTTTTTAAAATCAAATAATAACATGTTTATCACAAAAGAAAAATTCGACGCTCTTCAGACCGCTCATGACAACCTGGTTGCCGAACGGAAGCAAATTACTGAAGCCCTTGCTCTGAAGGAAGAGGCTAAAACCGAAGAAGTTTTGACGGCCATCGAAAATGCCGGCAGTGAAGCTGTGGCAGAAGCCGAACAGAAGATAAAGGATGCCGAATCAAAACTGAAAACCGCTCAGGATGCTCTTGCAAAGGTTAACGGGTCACTGGATGAGCTGGGAGCCACTGTTAAGGAAGCTAAGGATACGACCGCTAAAATAGAAGCCGTAAGGATTTTGCTGGCTGCAAAACCAGGAACAAGTACCACTTCCGTCACAGCGAAAGATTCAGATCCCAAACTGAACGAAATTGATCAGGAAACGATTGATAATCTGCCCCATAACAGGGAGTTTGATTCCAATCAATTGTAATAACTTAACTAAATCAGCAAGAATTTAAAACAATAATTTAAACTAATATGAAAAAATTCAGATTTATAGCAATGATTCTTTTAGGGATCATTGTTGTCTTTAGTTCCGGGTTGGTGGACGCAAGTTCCATTATTAACTTTCACGATTGGATTAAGCCTGCCGATGGTATACAAATCGGCATGGCGCTTACGGTAGCCGATGTTGTAACCGAGTACGGTGCTTATTATGAAAAGGCAAGCCAAAACAAAAACAGGATTTTGAAAATGTTGCTTCAACCGGAGATTACTGCGGGTTTTATGACCGCAATCAAGACGGATGATACCATTTTTAAACTTGCAAACGGAACGGTAAATGACCTGGTACAACCTTTTCAAAAAGCATTTACTGAAAAAGGAACTGTAACCTTTAAGCCTATGCCGGTTCAATTATTCCATATTAAAACTGACTTCACAGTTTATCCGGATGATATTGAAGCAACATGGCTAGGGTTTCTTGCTTCCAATGATCTCCCAAGAAAGGACTGGCCTCTTATCAGGTTCCTTTGGGAAGATTATTTGCTTCCAAAGATTAAGGATAACATGGAACTGAAGGAGATTTACAAGGGTGTATATGCCTCACCGACTCCTAATGTCGCCGGAGCAACAGGTACATCTATGGATGGACTTCAAAAGCTTATACAGGATGGAGTTGATGCAGGAACAATCAATTCAATAGCGTTGGATCCATTTTCAAGCTCGAATGCCTTTGACCAAATTGAAGAATTTGTTGATGGTATTGCCGAATTATATCAGGGAGTAAAAATGAATATATTCTGTGATCCGGTCATATATAAATATTACATGCGCGACAAACGGTCACAGGGCTTTTATCAAAAATTCTCCGAAAAGGATATTGATAATGGCATTGACTTTACTCCTCAATCAATGGTTTCACTTCCTTCAATGAGCGGAAGTGGCGAAATATTTGCCACACCTAAAGAAAACCTTTTATGGATTACTAAAAAGGATATTAATAAAACCAGGTTTGAACTTCAGGGTGTCGATCGCCAGGTAAAACTCTTAACCGACTGGTGGGAAGGTGTTGGTTTTGGTATCAATGAAGTCGTTTGGACTAATATTGCAGCTCAGTCCTAATAATAACTTTAAATCGAAATGCGATGAAAACAGTTAAAATAATTTCTCTTGTTTTATTCTCGGCAATCATTTCCATATTGTTTGCCGATGGAACCGGGTTACCCATGCTTGCAGTTATGGCCTTTGTTGTACCCGGGCTTTACCTTGCTGCAAAATATACGCCGCGCGAATCACTCGGATATGACCTTATGAGTATGGATGATGTTGCTCCGCTCGATAATATGGGCGGAGTTCAGCATACCGGATATATTGCATTGGCAGACGACATCGATACGTGGCCAACTATTCCATCCAGCTCAACATCTATGGATAGCATTCAGCAATTGACAGGATCGTTGGTAATGAAATCAGGTAAAACATTTTTTCCATTCAAGATGGAGGTGGATAAATGTTCGATATCATCTGAAGATGTAGGTAATAAAGGTGGTATCTGCCAAAAATATATCCTGAAGTTTTTTAGGGGCGATATGGCAGCACGTATCAGAGGCTTTGTACGTGCCACAAATAACCAGGAATTGGTTTTTGTCATTCCCGACGCCCAGGGCAGAATGAACTGGATGGGATCGCAGGCTTATCCGATGCGTAAGGTATCCGGAGGATCGGCAGGATCGGGAGAAGGTCCTGAAGGAGAAAGCGGCGCAACAATGAGCTTTGAAAGTTATGGCAACGGGCCTATTCCAATTCTTCCCGGAACAATAGCAATCCCATTACCAGCTGACAGCTAATGAAAACGAAATGGTTTAAATATTTCAGGATTAAGGATGGTTTTTCGTCAAGGTTTGCCGTTGCCGGTCACCAGGGAATAGTTGACCTTAATAATGAAAACCTTCAGATCGAAATCGTCAAGGCGCTCTATGATCAGGGAGTTCAAAATATTGAACTCACCGATGAAGGAATCAAGAAATATAAGCCTCATTTGATTATTTCAAAGCCCGCGGCGCCCAAACACAAAACGATTCCGCAAAAGAAAGTCAAATCATAATTCTTCTCAATCCATATCGATTTTAAAACCCCGCTTCTTGCGGGGTTTTTTTGTCCTTTTTTGTGACAATTGTCTTTTTTTATTTTGAAATATGAATTTCAAAATTTATTATTTCACCCCTTACAGCCTCGAAAAAAATCTCGGAGAAGCATACAATCATTATATGAGCCTGATCAGGCGCGATCAGGATTGGTGTTGTTTACTCGATGGCGACACAATGTTTCTTGCCCCCAACTGGGGCGCCCAGCTTCATTACATTGTTTCGCTCTATCCCGATACAGGGATGTTTACATGTATGACCAATCGTGTCGGAACCCTTAAACAGCGAAAGGATGGTATTATGTCGGCTAATGGCGATATGGGTTATCACAGGCGTATAGCTTGCCGCCTTCAGCAAAATCATTATTATGATATCGAACCGCTTAATCAGCATTGTTCAGGCCTTATGATGATGGTTCGGAAAAAAACATGGAAACAGGTTAAATTCAGCGATGGGTTGCTTGGCGTTGACTTTCAATATTGTGATGATCTGATTGCGAAGGGCTATGATATAAAATTAATGAAGGGAGTTTACTTGATGCATTACTATCGTTTTTTAGAGGGTTCAAAATCTAAAAAACATTTAATGTGAATCCTCTGATCAACATACTTATAAGGACCAGTAATCGCCCTAAATACTTTTATAGGTGCATTGAAAGCATTAAAAGCCAGTTTTATCAAAATTATCGCATCATTGTAAGCGCTGACGATTTGAAAACACAGAATTATGTTCGTAACTATGATGTAGAACATATTTTGGTTAACAAACTTAAACCTACTCCGCAATGCAGCTTCCCGTATAATTTATACCTGAATTGCCTTTGCGAACTTGTTGATGACGGATTCATCTTAATCCTCGATGATGATGATCACCTGGCTGATGATCAATGCCTCGTGGACATTTCAAAGAAGCTTACAAATCCGGAAGCCCTTTTAATATGCAAAATGATTTGGCCTAACGGGAGAATTATTCCATCAGATGATTATTGGAAAAAGCTTCCTGTAAGAGGACAAATCGGAATGCCTTGTTTTATTTTTCATCATTCGCTCACCGGTAATCTTTCTTTTGATGGAGAAAAAGCCGCCGATATTAGGTTTTTTCACAAATTATTTGAATTAATTCCAAATAAAATATGGTTTGACAGGATTATTGTAAAAACAGGAAATACAGGACTCCATGGCCGATGTGTAGATTTCGGTTCTTAGTGTCCTTTTTTTAACAATTGCCTTGATTTATTTTTGAATTTCTTTAAAAATTAACTTATAAGTAAATTATCATGGAAACAATTAATAATGAAATTTCAGCCTGGTTAAAAAAGCGCGATTACCAGTTAGGTCTTTTACTTTTATCGAAGTATTCAAAAAACAAAACCATCGTCCGAATCCTGTCTATGAACCCAAACAAATCAAAAGCAGATAAGCTGCTTTATGAGTTGTTAAAGCTATCCGGCCGGAGTAATGAATATCTTTCGCTTTCGAAGATAATACCCGTTGAAAACAAGCCCGCTCCTGCTGTGCCTGGTAAAGTAAAAGCCGAACCAAAAAAACCGGTTCAAAAAAAAGAGGCTAAAAAAGTTATAGCAGTAGCCGGAATCAAAGTAACTTTTAATAAGTTGCCCCTGATCATCCAGGAGATAATAAAACAAAGGGGAAGGTTATACCGCGACCGTGAAATTCTCCATGAAAAACTTACTGCCACTGGTGAAAAAAATACTCCTGAAAATATTGTTTTGCGCGCTATGCTCGGTGATAAAATTGAGCATATTGCGCAGCGCATCGACGCTATTTATAGTGCCCTTGAGCATTATGAAAAAAATAAAACCCTTCCCGGGGAGGATTTTCTTAACTGGGACATAAACCCTACCAAACAAAAAACCAATTTTCCGGATTATTCGAAAATGAACGACATAGATCTGAAAAACCGGTTGACAAACCTGAGATCGTACCTTACCAAGGATTTAAACAAGCTTAAGTATAACAGCGTTTCAGCCAAACAAAATGAGGATCCGATGCCGGCAGGACCAAAACGCGACGCGCTTGAAAAAAAAGTCGCAACCAGGAAAGAGGAAATCGAAGAGTTAACAAGGATATTAGAAAATCGTGCTGGTAAATCTAAAGGAAATAAAAAATAAAGCCGGGCAGGAACCGCCCGATCACACTGTAGAAACAATCAACCAGGCATCGGTTCAATCTGATTTTGTCGGATTTGCTGATCAAAGCCTGAAAAAACACATTGGAAAACTACAGTACGATCGGGCTATTCATTTTATAACCTCGGGTCGATTCTCAATGCATGATTTGCTTTTATATATTCTGAACCAAACAGGCCCGGCTGATGTCCTTGTAAGTACCTGGTCAATATCGGAGCTCGCCATCCGGCAGATTGTGCAAAAGCATACCGAAGGACTGATCCGGACCGTCCGGTTCCTGATCGACCCCAGGGTAAAGGTCCGTAATCCAAAACCGCTGCAAATGCTTGCAGCCAATTTCGATTACAAACTGAAAGCATGCCACGCCAAGGTAACACTTATCTGGAATGATTCATGGAATATTTCAGTCGTGGCCAGCGCCAATTTAACGAACAATCCCAGAATCGAAAGGGGAATTATTTTTCCATTCAGGGATATTTTTGAATTCGATCATAGCTGGATAAACAATGAAATTAACTCCTGAACAAATAGAAACTATAAGCTTAATGGCTGAAGTGTATTTTACACCCAGGATATTGCTATCAATATTGAAGTCGATGTAGATGAATTTGTTCAGGAAGTAAATATCAAAGGAAGTGAAGCCTGGAAAGCATACACTTCCGGAAAGATCAGGGGTGATTTCAAGTTAAGGACCGGAATAATGACAGCTGCCGAACACGGCAGTCATCCGGCCCAGCAATTAATGCTAAAGATAAAAGAAGATTCATAAGTTCAATCCCAAATAAATGCCTAAGCCTGCATTAAGAGATATTGCCTACGAAAAGATTCTTGATCATCTTTTATCTCCTGAAACAAGCCAGCTTGCTCCGCAATACCAGGAGATACTCGAGCGATGGAAAAAAGCGGATGACCTTCTAGATAAGTATCCGAATCTGAAGGATGCCGTAAAGCTTTTTAAAGCCAAATATCCTGAGTTATCGGACTCACAGGTTTACAATGATTTTCAGAATGCAAAAAAACTCTGGAACAATTACAAAGGAATTGATAAGGATTGGTTGCGGCGCTGGCTTGTCAATGATATTTTTAAACTTATCGAAGCTGCCAAGAAATGGGGTACGAAAGGATTCAAAGCCTGGAACGCTGCACATGCGAACCTGATCAAAGCCACCGGCCTCGATCAGAAGGAAATCGAGCAGCTGGATCCGGAGATCCTGCAGCAACATAATTTTTATACTGTCATTAATATCGATGGGAAACCTGTCAAGGCTGATTTCAGCGTTTTCCAATCTCTTCCCGAGGCAACCCGGAAACAACTAGCCGATGCAATCTTTACCCGTCCTATGACCGAGGACGCGGCCATTGAACTATTGAAAGATGGCGAATAAATTTGTCAATTACAATCCCGGGCAATTACCCTGTGTCATCCTTAATCCTAAGTCGGAAATATCAATTGCTGGCCGTGGATTCGGTAAAAGCGCAATCATTGGCCATGATATTCATCTTACCAATACGCTCATGCCCCGGTCGGTTACATCCATCACAGGTAAAACTTATGGTCAGCTTCTTACCAGGACATTGCCAAGCACACTCAAATTCATGGAAGAATACTTCGGTTATGTGAAGGACATTCATTATGTAATCAACCGAAAACCGCCATCCAATTTTAAAGATCCCTATGAAAAGATTCTCAAGTATGATAATTTCATAAGTTTCATAAATGGTGCTGGCTATTTAATGCTCAGCCAGGATCGCACTGGATCATCAAGAGGACCGAACACCGATCGGGAAATCATCGATGAAGCTCTAACCATTAATAAAGAAATGTATGATCAGGAGGTATCCCCTACAAACCGAGGTAATCTTGATAAGTGGGGCCCAAAATCTCCGGCACCGGTGGCCAGGCATCACGGTTTTCATTATGTTTCATCCATGCCATTTTCTGCTGAGCAAAAATGGCTGCTCGATTTTGGCAATTATTACCAGGAAGAAGCAGGAATCCGATTATTTGAAACCTGGAACCGCATTGTTAAAATGCAGCTCGACCTGCTTGAGATTACTGATCCCAGAGAATTCGCAAATCACTGGAATGAAATTGCCAGGGTAAAAAAGCAAATAACCCCGTTTGTCTCCAAACAGGGCATATTATTTACACTTTCCAATGCTTTTGATAATCTTGATAATGTAGGCTTATCCTACATTAAAAGGGAATACAATAAGCTGACCAGGCTGATCTTCATGATTGAGATCATGAACTGGATCCCGGATAAGGTTGAGGACTGTTATTACAATCTGGATCCCGATCGGCATGTGTATTATGATGCTTATGAAGAGGGGTATCTTCGGGATCTTGCCGAAAATACCAATTACGATTTCAAGAGGCTTTCCATTCCGGTTAGTCAGATGTGCAGCGATGTGGATCATAATGCTCCTATCGAGGTCGTATTTGACTGGGGAAGTAATATCTCCTATATGTTTTCATGTCAGGAGAACAAAAGAGTGGAGCGCGAAGGATCATTCAATTTTCTCAATGAATTCTTTGTGAAGCCTGAGCGCGGTACTGTCATGATCGATGCGTTGATTGATGAGTTCTGTAAATACTATAATGACCACAATGATAAGTGTGTGTTCTATTGGCGAGATAAGTATGGTGATGAGAAGCTGGCTAACTCATCCGAGACATATAATCAACAGGCTATTGGCAGGCTTCGACAGCGCGGTTGGACCGTAGATGTTCAGGAATACAGAGGCAAAGAGCCGCCTCATCATGATAAGTATTTGCTTTGGGGCAATATTCTCAAGGAAAACAATCCCAGATTCATTAAGGTCCGTATCAACGGAAACAACTGCAAGTACTTTCTCATTGCAGCCAAGAATACCCGGGTAATAGAAAAGGATAATAAATTCAAGAAGGATAAGTCCAGTGAATCCAGTGATGTTATTCCTCCGGAGGAAGCAACGCATTCAACCGATGCGGCTGATAAAATCATCTGGTATAAATACCACAAACAAAGCAAATCATCCAGCTCATTCGTTCCTGCTCGCTATTAAGCGGTATCGCCCCTGGCGATGATATTAAGGATTGCCCTATACCCCTCACACATAAGCACTGCCCCATTCCACGCACATAAGGACGCCCCCCCGCCGTTTCATATTTCCTAAAAAAAGAAAAAAAGACAATTGCATTTTGGATAGGGCAAGGCTTGTTAATAAGAAGAGACAAACGGACTAAGATTTTGAAAAAAAATCTTAGTCGCCTGAAAACCTTTGAAGTACAAATAAATAAACTGGAAAATACATGACGTGAATTTATATTTAGTCTAAATAAGCAATTGTTTAAATGAATTAGGTTGAATGATTGTGATTGTGGTTGAAAAAAATGGTCAAAAAAAAATTATAAACTATGTGGAGAAAGGCTATTAATTCTGAACGGGAAATTTAAACCAATATCTCCGAAAGGCTTATGAATAAAGAAAAATAAATTTGCACAATAAAAATAAATGTTGTATTTTTATTTCAGTTTCAAGGCTGTAACCTTGAGGCCGCAATTAAAAAAAGTTACTTATTAAAATTTAAAGAGATGAAAACAAAAAAATCTGATTCCGCACAGACGGAAGAAAACAACACATCCGAAAATTTGACGGCAGTACAACCAACCGTCGAGGAATTACAACAAAAAGTTGAGGAACTCACAGCCAGGTTAAACCGGGAGCCGAGAAGTTTTGAGGAACAAATCAGGTATTTTCAGGAGAAAAAACAGAAAATTGATGATCTGGATATGTTCAACTATACCCGGACAACATTAACCGAAGCCCATGAAAAAACAAAGAATCTGGCAGATACTAGTGATTTTGAAAATTCAGAATTTAGAATCACGTTAACCAACGGAGCTGCCAAATATAGTGAAGGAACAAAATTATTTTCACTTTCAAATCCTGTGATTATTCAAAATTGTATTGCTTTCATCATTGATGCAATCAATGTTAAGATCATGGAATTGGAAGCTGAAATAAGCGAGTAATAAAAAAGCGGGGGGACATCTGTAAATGTTTACCCCCGCAATAAAATTTAAAGAGACACCAAAATTATGAATAATTCCATAAATGCAAAACAACGCCGGATAAAGGTTAATTCATTTTTAACTGATCCGGTGATCAGGAGGGATCGAAAAATTTATCCTTCATTAATTATTAAAGGCAAATGGTTACAGGAAATCGGATTTAAACCCGGTGACCTGGTGACCATAACCGAAGAAACAAACAGAGTAATAATTTCAAAATAAAAAAGCTATGAACGAGAAAATAAGACAGAAAAGGCTTGTGTTATCAAACCTAAGCCATCAGGCAAAGGAGATCAGGGAGGAGTTAGTTAAACGGGCAATTAAAGCCGGGGACAATGCCAGCGCCCTGAGCGCAGCCGGCAGAACATTGAACAGCATTATCATTGAGTTTTTTTATAAGAAAAACGGACATAGTGAATTTAAAACTTTCAACCAGTGGAAGGAAACCGGCGCAAATATAAGGAGAGGAGAGAAAGGTTTTATTATCTGGGGCAGGCCTCTGGGAGTTATCAAGGCAGAGGAAGGAGAACCGGCAACCAAGGAGGAGGCAAAGTATTTTCCAATCTCTCATTTATTCAGTAATATGCAGGTAGATTAATTTACCCAGGCTGAAAGGCAAGCTGCTTATATGCGGCGGGCCTGCGGCGCTTAAATAGGTATTCCGTGCAGTCCGGCAAGTAGCCGGAATTTTTTTTGCAAAAAAATAGCTCCTATCGTCGCCAGCACTCTATCGGACTTTACTTGATTAAATCCTAACGGATTGGATACCGTGCCAAACTATCATTATTTTGAATAAATATTTTACATTTTAACAAAATAAATATTGAAAATAATTTGCACAGGTTAAATAAATAACCCATCTTTGTAACACAAATATTTTAAAATTTAAAGAGATGAATGCACATTTAATTATCAGCACGGAGTACAGAATGAATCAACCCTCAGTTTTTATTTTCACTGAAGGTAAATATTATGGATGTTTAATTTATCCAAGAGGCAGGAACTATCCTCAAGATATTAATTACTGGAATAATGCCATTTGCTCAGATAGCGGAAGGTATTTCAGTGTGAATGAAGTTGATTATTCTAAAGATGAGTTTGAAAGAATCTGTGAATTACAGAATGTTATAACATCAAACGAAGCTCAATTAAAATCGTATCCTGGCTGGGAAAAAGGACCTGAATACACAAGTAAAAAAAGTAAAGAATACAAAGAGTATTTATCCTGGTCTGAAAAAAAGCAACTTGAAATTAATGAAATTTTGAAACATAATAACCCCATTGACAGGATTATTTATGCTGCTCAAAAGGAATTACGTCAAATTTTATTGAGCAAGTCAAATGAGAACTAAATGCTACAGCGTGAGGCTTCACAGCCTCACGCATATTTCCGATAAATGCTATAAAGCAACCGCCTTCGACGGCAGTGAGGATCTGATCCCAGCCAGCCAGGTTTATGGACGCGATTATGATGTTCAGAAATCTGATGCATGGTGGATCTCCGCATGGATTCTTGAAAAGAAAAATATCCAGTACTCTGATAAAAAAGAAGCATGGTTCGACCAGGATACCAGGAGGATGCTTCCTACTTATCATATTGAAAAGCATATTCCTAATAAAGTTGAAGCCATAAAAACAGAACCCGATGCAAGCCTTGTTAGATAATCAATTGACGGCTATTGAAAAGCTACAGCAATATAAAGTCGGAGCGCTTTTCATGGAGCCAGGTACCGGGAAAACAAGGGCTGCGTATGAGCTTATAAGATCGGTTCACGAATGCGATTACATTCTCTGGCTTACGCCATTTCAAACTAAAGGAAATCTTTTTACGGAATTAAAACATTGCGATGAAGAGACTAATTTTTTTTTAGATAAATGTGAAATTGTAGGAATTGAAACGCTTTCTTTATCTGACAGTACTTACCTGAAGTTGACGGATAGCCTTTCAAAAGCATCGTGCCCGTTCATAGTCGTGGATGAAAGCCTGAAGATAAAGAACTGGGACGCGATCAGGACGAAGCGTATCATTGAGCTTGGCAAATTAGCGCAATACAAGCTGGTTTTGAATGGTACTCCTATAAGCCGAAATTTGCTTGATGTTTGGGCACAGATGGAATTTTTAAGCTCGAAGATCCTCGGCATGTGTTTGGCTGAGTTTAAGAATACTTTTTGCGAATATATCAAGGTAACCAAGCGGATCGGACATCGGCAATGGACCCGGGAGTTTATAAAGAAGTATCACAATGTAGATTACCTTTACAGTCTGATAGGGCACTATGTGTATGAATGTGACCTGCAATTAGAAATCGGAAAGCAGTACCTTGATCTGGAGTATCACATTGATGAAGATACGAAGAAGGAATACTATTTCATTAAAGAAAAGTACCTGGATAACGAGAAGCTGATGGCAATGAATAACAACATTTTTCTTGAACTTACTCAGAAAATGCAGCACTTGTACTGCTGCACAGAAGATAAATTTACACAGGTGAATCAAATTATCAGGGATATTCCAAAAGAAAAGTGTCTAATCTATTGCAAGTATATTGTAAGCCGTCAGGAATGTGAGAAACGTTTTACAGGTGTCAGGATCATGAGTTATGGTATGCACAGCTTCGGGCTGAACTTGCAGGATTATAATGTGATCATCTTTTTTGACAAGACTTTCGATTATGCACAGCGCCTGCAGGCTGAGCGCCGGATATTCAGAACCGGACAAAAAGATACATGTTATTATTATGACCTGACCGGTGATGTTGGATTGGAAAGTCTTATTAATTCGAATATTGAAAAAAAAACAGACCTACTTGATTACTTTAAGAGGGTAGGAATGAAAGTAATGGAGGAACTATGAAGAAATATAACCGGGATAAGAATGTTTTTGAAGCTGCTGTTGAGCGATTTGATTATGTATATGCCAATTTCAGCAAGGTTTATGTTTCTTTTTCTGGTGGAAAAGATAGCGGTGTAATGCTCAATATGGCTATTAATGCTGCCAGAAAAGCCAATAAATTGCCTGTAAATGTCCTGATAATTGACCTTGAAGCCCAATATAAACATACAATTGATTATGTTTACAGAATGGCAAGCCTGCCGGAAGTAAATGCGTATTGGGTTTGTCTTCCGCTTCACCTTCGCAATGCAGTAAGCCAGTACCAACCTCATTGGTTGTGCTGGGACCCAGATAAGAAAGATGCCTGGACACGACATTTACCTAATCATCCGGGAGTGATTAGCGATGAGAGTTATTTCCCATTCTTCCGGCGCGGTATGGAGTTCGAAGAGTTTGTGCCTCTTTTCGGAAAGTGGTTTGCCGGTGATCAGGATGCTGCCTGCCTGGTGGGGATCAGGTCAGACGAAAGCCTGAACCGGTTCCGGACAATTGCCGTCCAGGAAAAGCAAATGTTTAGTGAAAAACGATGGAGTACAAAGGTGGATGATCATCTTTATAATTTCTATCCGATCTATGATTTCAGAACTGAAGATGTCTGGATAGCTAATGGCCGGATGAATTATGATTATAACAGGATTTATGACCTTATGTACATGGCTGGTTTAACAATCCACCAAATGAGACTATGCCAGCCTTATGGCGATGATCAGCGGAAAGGATTATATCTCTTTAAAATTATAGAACCTGAAACATGGCAGAAAGTAGTTAATAGGGTAGAGGGAGCAAATTTTGGCAACCGGTATGTTGATACTGATAAAACCGTTCTTGGAAATTTTAAAGTAAATCTTCCACCCGGCCATACTTATGAAAGCTATGCTAAATTCCTGCTTTCCACAATGCCTCCATATTTAGCAGAACACTACAAAAAGAAGATTGACCGATTCATGAGTTATTGGCGTGCAGCAGGTTTTGAGTACATTCCTGAAACTTCTGATTTAAAGATGGAAGCTGCAAAGAAAGCTCCAAGCTGGAGACGGATTTGCAAAGTATTACTCAAGAATGATTACTGGTGCAAAGGCTTATCCTTCAGCCAGACAAAGAAAGAAATGGAAAAACAAGTAGAATTAATAACCAAATACAGTGAATTATTATGAATTTGCCTGATTTACCTTTCGATGAAAAGGTTAAGATGTTTAATGAGATTACTCAACAGCTTTATGACTGGATAGGATTGAACCATCCTGCCCTTAATGTTCAGTTGGTTCCCGTTGATATGGTGAAAGGGAATGATTATAATCCCAATAAAGTAGCGCCCCCTGAAATGGAGTTGCTGAAACTATCTATTCGTAGGGATGGCATGACTATGCCGGTTGTAGTATCTTCTGAGGTTGAGAATGGATCATGGATTGTCGTTGATGGATTTCACCGGACCACCGTAGCAGCGTATTCCAAAGATGTCAGAGCAAGTCTGAAAGGATACTTACCTGTATCAAAGCTTGATAAGAATCTTGAGGAAAGAGTAACATCAACCGTCAGGCATAACCTTGCCAGGGGAACTCATCAGGTGGAGTTATCTTCGAAATTAGTTGTATTTTTGAAGAAACATAATTGGACGGATGCGCGTATTGGAAAAGAAATCGGGATGGACCCCGATGAAGTATTACGATTAAAACAAATAACAGGCCTTGCCGAGGCTTTTAAAGACAAAGAATTTTCAAAATCATGGGAGTAAATAAATTAGTTACACAGACAGCGAGGGAGGTTCTTGGGCAATTTCTCAAAAACAGAGCAGACGAATTAAAGATGTCACTTTATCATCTGGAGAAAACTACCGGGCTTCAGGGTAAGCAGATCAAGGCTGTCTTTACAGGATCGGAGAATTATACCATTGATTCATTGCTTCTGATCATTCACGCGTTGGACATGTATGTCTTTTTTGCCGAGAAAGAAGGAAAACATTTGGATAAGGATCACATCATTAAAAAGATGATTGAAAAGGATCCTTATAAAAAATGACGGCGAAAGCCTGTCTCTTTGAATTTTAGTTTGTAACCCTGCTTGTAATTGGGCGGGATTTTTTAATTTTACCGGATAAAATTATTGTTATGAAAAAACTTATAATTGTATTCTTACTTTTTATTGCATTTTATCAATCACAATCTCAAAAATTAGTTGAAGATGGCATTGATGAGTTTACTGGCGCCCACATTAAACGTACATCATGGAAAACAATTTGTGAAAACATGAGGATGGTTGTTTATTTCAGAATATCAAAAATCAATGAAGATTTATACTTTGATTTGAAGGCGATGAGTAATAATAGGGTATTTTCAATTAACCAGGGTGATTTGCTCATGTTTAAACTTGAAAATTCTGAAGTAATTGAGATGCCAAACGTTGAATTTGCCCTAACTTGCATTGTATGTGGATCAATAAGCATTAGCGGAAGTAAGACAGAGGGTATCAAAACTACTTATTCCATGACTAAGGAACAATTCAATAAGCTTAAAAATAATGTTTCAACAAAATTCAGGATTTATACCAGCATTGGTTACCTGGAAGATGATTTGAAAATTAATAATTATCAAAAAATAAAAGAGGCTTTAAGTTTAATTGAATAATTGTTATTTTTGCCTTAATCTCGAAAACGACTAAATGATACGTATTAATTTTCACCTAAATAGGGGAAACCCTGCAATGTCCTCCCGTTTACGCGGGACTGGTTTAGTCACCAGCGAGAACGTTGCAGGGTTTTTTCATTAGGAGAAATTGAAATGAATGAAATTACAAGAAGGATATTTAATTTTTTCCTTCAGCATTATGAACCGGCTCAAGACCCAGCGGGTTCTGATGAGCAGATGACTACCAACGAGATCAAAGAAAAGATTGATGAATTCTATGGGGAGAGTGATTGTACGATTACCGAACTGTTTGAGGCGCTGGAAGGGGCGGGGTTCGGGTACACGATAATTAATAATGAGTTTCGGTGGTTGTTGAAAGAAAAAACCGGCGAATAGCCGGTTTTTTTATGCCAAAATGGTGTCCTTTTTTTAAAAGCTTCGCTGAAGTATGTTTGTGTCCATGGATACGATCAAACTTCAGGTTGTTCTGGCGGATATGGAGGTAAAAAAACTTCCGGATGGCAAAATCAAAACTTTTTCAATTAAATATGTGCTGAAAAACGGCGAGCTTGTATTTATTCGCCGCGCAATGAAAACGGGGCTGAGGTTCAATATGTATTCTAAAATGATGAAGGGCGTTGTGGCTGTGGATGGGGATGGCAACTGGATAGGGCACCCGACACCGGTATGTATTTGGAAAATCATAGAATATAACGGATTCAAAGTTTCGATTTAATGTCAGATGTAATATTTAACGATAAGGGCGTGCCGCTGATTGGTTTCGGGCGCAGTTACCTGATGACAACCACCGGCGGGCCGTCTGTTAAAACCAGTAGCCCGGTTCAGCAGTCGGACAACCAGATTACTTTGAAGAATGATATCAAGGTAGTTCCCTGGGGATCGAACAATGATTTTCCGATAACGGTTGAGACTACTTTGGGTAAAGCCCCTGTTGCCTGGTCGGGTTTGAAATACAAGCTTCAGCTTTTCATGGGTCAGGGAATCTTCCCTTGCCGGGTGATAGGTTATGATGAAAAAGGTGAGGAAACGATTGAAATTGTGAAAGAAGCTGGGATTACGAATTTCATTCGTAGCCGGATGGTGAGAAGATATTTGCAGAATTCTTTCAGGGATGTTTTAAAGTTCGGGATCGCTTACCCGGAACTGATCTTTAACAGCGATGGCTCCAAAATCATTGGCATTAATGTGATTAATGCAAGACATTGCCGGTTTGCAGAGGCAGTAAAAGGTGTCATTGACACGTTGATTGTTTCGGAATATTTTACAGATCGTTCTGGACTTTCGACCGCGACCCCATCGGAAGATCAATACAAAACGCACCGGATTCTGGATTCATACGATCCGGATGCTGATCTTGAAAGATTGAGGCTTGGGCGCAAAATTGCCGGTAAAAACTTTGTTTATCCTATCGGAAATTATTTTTCAAACAACGATTATTATCCTTCGCCGGACTGGATGACGGCTTATAATGCGGGGTGGTTTGAAATTTCGGCAAAGGTGCCTGAGTTCCTGAAGAAAGTTTATGTAAACCAAATTACTTGGCTTTGGCATGTGAAGATTCCGTATGCTTACTGGGAAAAGAAATATCCAACGAATGAATATAGGGATAAAAAAGCAAGAGAAGACCTCATTCAGGCTGATATGGATAAGATAGAGGAAAACCTGACAGGAACCGAAGGAGCTCGTAAAGCTATTTTTACTCATTTTGAACTCAATAATCAGGGTAAACCGGAGGAACAATGGATCATCGAACCACTCGATAATAAATACAAGAGTGATCAGCAGATGATTGAATCGGCTGTGGCTGATTCGAATATTCTGTTTTCAATAGGGGTGAACCCGACAACGATGGGAGCCGGGTTACCCGGCGCAGGACCTTATGCCGGTAAAACGGGCGGCTCGGATATCCGGGAGTCGTTCCTGGTGAATGTAGCCCTTGCATGGTTGGACAGGCAAAATGTTCTCGATCCACTTGAAACCATGCTGGCTTTTAACGGGGTGAAGGATGTTGAGCTGAGGTTCAGAAATACGATATTGACTACCCTGGACAAGGGTAAGGGAACTCAAAAAATAGTGAGCTGATGTTATTCAACGAAGTAAAAAATGTAAAGGCTGAGGAGATAAAGAAGTTTATCTCCGTGAACGTTTCGACCAATTACGGAACTATTAAGCCATACATCGAAACCGCAGAGCGGGAATATATTCTGAAGCTGTTGGGACAGGATCAATATGATGAGATGGTTGAGTATTACGAAGGTCATGAGGCGTCAGAGGAAAGGTTGGATGATCTTCTGAGGCTGGTCCAAAAGGCGCTGATCAATCTGGCATATTACCGGGGATTTCCTATTCTGGTAATTAAAATGGGTGATGGCGGGGCTTATAGGAATGAGACAGAAACCCAGAAAGGTCCTTATAAATACCAGGAAAAGGGTTTATACAGAATGTTTAAAGCAGATGGGTTCAACGGGCTTGATTCAGTTCTGGAATATCTTGAAAGTAATATAGACCTATTCCCGCTGTTTTCGGAATCGGAAAATTATACTGTTTTCAAAGATTCTTTTATTAATACCACAGCTGAATTCGAAGAAGGATATAAAATCGGGGGCAGCCGACTGGTTTTTCTAAAATTAAAACCATTTATCCGGCAGGCGGAAGATTTTCATATTATTCCATTAATCGGGAGGGCGTATTTCGATGAGCTCAAAGAACAGATCAGCGACAATGATATAGCCGAAACCAATGAGGTTCCGATAGATTATATTCGGAAGGCGGTGGCCAATTTTGCCATTTATCGGGGAATTCATCAACTTGGAATGACTATTACAGACAATGGGGTATTCTATTCGTCCGACACTGGTGGTCAGTCTGATTACCAGGATGAAAAGGCACTTCGTCCTGATGATGTTATGAAGCTTTACCAGGAGGCACGCGAGGCTGGTAATTCCTACCTTTCTTTACTTAAGAACCATCTTCATAATAATATTAATGATTATGCTACTTATGCGGAATCTGCTGCCTATGATTCAACCAATGCAGCTCAGATCAGGGATAATACGGACAAAAAAACATTCTGGACATGACCACAATAAGATATACAGGAGAGGATATCCCAGTTGACTTTACACTGAAAGATGATGAGGGAGCCGTAATTGATCCCACTACGTTGGCCGGGATGAAAATTTATGTTCTGGATACTGACAAAAATATTCTTTTAAAGGGATCTTCGCCTGGCTCACCCGGATTTGATAATATTATCCTTCAGGAGACCTTTGCCAGGCTTTGGTTACCAAAATCCTTTACTGTTGACATTCCGAACAAAAAACTCCAATTCGAAGTAGCAATTTTCGAAACAGAAAGCGATCTTGAGGGTGGCATTCAGACCACCATAGGAGTAACCGAAATGGTCACCATAAAAGATGTGAAAATTAAATCGGAAGAATTGGAGGAAGAGTCATGATCGTAGAAGTTACATTTCCGAAAAAACAGATAACCAGCGAGCCAACGGGTGGCGGCGGCATTCCCGCAGAGGGAGATATGACAAAAGCGGTTTATGATCCCGACTTGATCGAGGGTGACGCTTTCGATATGTCAAATATGAAGGAGGCTGAAGATGCACTGATTTTAACGAATGAAGAACGGGAAAATATTGAAGCCGCGCATGATCACAGTTTGAGTGAACATGCACCTGTCGGAGCAAAAGATAATATTTTAGAGGGCATCGATTATACCTTTTTCCCCATTGAGGGTTCGTCGGATATACTTTATGTTGATTTAACCAATGATATAATTTACAGATGGAGTGGCAGCGCTTATGTAAAGGTGAGCAGAACCAATTCGGACTGGAATGCTGAAAACGGACCGGATATGATATTAAACAAACCGGATTTAAGCCGAAAAGCCGATCTGGAAGATGGGGTAGTTCCCGCCGCTCAATTACCGGGTTATGTGGATGATGTTTTGGAATTTGAAAGAATAACTGATTTACCAGAATTGGGAGAGGCTGGTAAAATTTATGTTGTTAAAGATACCAACTTAACCTATCGCTGGAGCGGAACCGGGTATGTGGAAATAAGCCAAAGCTTGGCTTTGGGCGAAACATCGGCGACGGCATATCGGGGCGACAGGGGGAAAACGGCTTACGATCATAGCCAAAGCGCGCATGCGCCGGCTAATGCGCAAAAGAATTCGGATATTACCAAGGAGGAGATTGAGGCTAAGTTAACTGGGGAAATAGCAAGTCATAGCCATGAGGATAAGGAGAGGGGGTTTACAATCGCAATTGGTTGTTTAAATTATGGGCCGATTGATAATACTACATATTATTTCAGCAATGCCTTTCAAGTTCCTGGTGTTTTAGTAAATACAAGACCTGTATATGTAAGAAAAAATTGTATTTTAAAAATTGCGGAATTGACATGGACAGCAGGAGGAGCTGCTGGTACCAATGAAAATATTTCTATTTATATCAGAAAAAATAACTCTGAAGATATTTTAATAGCTACCATCGGCAATAGCCAAAATATAAAGATATTTTCGAATACATTACTTAATACTGCGTTTAATATTGATGATTATTTTGAAATAAAAATTATACATCCGACATGGGCAACAAACCCCACTTCAGTTTATATTGGCGGTTATCTTTATTTTCAATTATCTTAAATTTATATAAATATTTCAATCATGACAAAAGAAACAATCAAATTTAAAAGGGTAGATGTTTTGAACGTCCCCAAAGCGAGTACGTTTATTTTTAACGGAGAGCTGCATGTAAACAGCCCAATGATGCCGCCGCCTGGTAGCAAACCATTGGATGCAAGCAAAATTATTATCACAACCCAGCCGGAATATAACCAGTTGGAGGGCGAAGTTTTAACCATTGATTATCCTGCATCTTCGGCATGCTGCGATGCCGCTACTGATGCTAAAGATTAATCCATGCAAACTTTATTGGTAGTCTTTACCAGTTTGATAGGAATAGCCTTGGCGTTTTACAACGCCTGGGCTTTTGCTATGGCTACTGTAAGGGATAAGTATTATAATAAACTTGTTCACAGAACAGGGGGATTCATCCGGTTTTTGTGGATAGTTTTTATAATCGCAGCTGGAATAAAAATAGATATCAGCGCGGAAAATATAACTTTCGATGTGATCTTCGCCGGGTTCTGGTTTTTCGTGGTGTATAATATCCTTTATAACCAGCTCAACGGTGAGGGTTGGTTTTATTTTGGAACCAAAAAATCAGGAACAAAGTCGGTCATGGATATATGGTTTGGAAAGCTTTATCTTCCAGTATATGTCATTATTTTATTTCTCATTATGTTTTGGTATCCCCTTAAACTATTTAAATTTATTACAATAACACTGATGCAGAGCTTTAAAGAACAATGGGTTTCATGGATCATTGTGGTAACTCTGATTATCTCTACCATTCTGGTTGTACGTAAGTTTTATATTAAACGAAATGAAAATGACTAAACTGGGAATATGGATTGGATCATCCGCGCTGCTGACTCCGCTTATCGGCTGGTTGGAAAGTTATATGTTTTGTGACTGGGAATTTGTAAGATTCCTTGCTATATTGGTTGCAGGGGATACTTTTTTGGGATTTATCAAAGCATGGAAAGATCATAAACTTCACAGCAGGGGTTTTGCACAGATATTCCTCAAGCTGATCAGCTATATGTCGATACTGATACTCACACATGTATTGACACATTACAAAGTGCATGGCGATCCTTCAAAAATATTTATCTGGTTTGATGATATGGCTTATGCTGCTATGATTGTAAGGGAAGCTATTTCTATTCTCGAAAACATTGCGGGTATTTATCCGCAGGCTGTTCCGGGATGGCTTTTGAAAAGACTTAAGGAATTTGATTTAAAAGGAAAAATTAAAACCGATGAAACTCAGGATTGAAAGATTTATTCATGCTAAAGATGAAACAATCGGAAAATTGTTCATCGACGGCGTTTTTAAGTGTTTTACGCTTGAAGACGAAAAGCGTGAAATAAAGGTTAAGGGTGAAACCCGGATACCTGAAGGCACTTATGAAATTCAATTCAGGACCGTAGGAGGTTTTCACGAAAAACAGTTAGTCCGGTACGGACCGGAATACCATAAGGGTATGCTTCAGCTCATGAATGTTCAGGGCTTTGAATATATCCTGATCCATTGCGGGAATTCGAATAAAGATACTGAAGGCTGCCTGCTGGTAGGAAGGGATTACAAACGCAACGGCGAAATCTATAATTTACTCGACAGCCGCATTGCCTACGAGAGAATTTACCCTGAAATCAGGGATGCGTTACTAAGAGGAAACAAAATAACCATAGAAATACTATCCACATGAAAAACATTTTCTTAATACTGACTTTAGTTTGCGGATCCGTAATTGGGCAAAATACCATTTATGTCGATCCTGGAAATTCATCCGATCCGGCGCAGAGCGGTTCGATCAACCACCCTTATGATTCCTGGTCGGATTTTTCGATCCAGAGTAATAATACCTATCTGATGAAACGAGGTACTTCGTGTTCAAATGCGGCAACAATCAATGTCGTTGGGAAAAATAATGTTACCCTGAGCACATATGGAGCAGGCGACAGACCGCATATAATTTACACTGGAGGTCAATGTTGTGTTAATGGTGACGGAGCTTCCAATTTGCACGTTGAAGGATTTACATTCGAGAACGGACCCGCGGGAGTCGTTAGTTTTGGGGCACATCAGGGAAGATCAGCCAGCTTTCAGACCATTCGGAATTGTGAAACCATCGGCGGGTGGAGAGGTATCAACTCTGAGGTATGGGAACCCGAAACCGGGCATATCGGCAACCTTCTGATCGAGAATTGTATCATTCACGGATGTTCAACCGATGGGATTTTTGCCAAATCAAACGGAAATGAAAACTATGAAGGTATCACCATCCGTGGTTGTCATGTTTATGACGTAAACCAAAAATGGCTGGAGCTTCAGAACGGGACCTGCGATGGCGATTGTATTCACCTGCTCAGGGCGGATAAAGTATTGATCGAGAATAATACCCTTGACCGGAGGGGATCCTGTTACAAGTTTTCGCTTATCGTGATCGGGCGCACCTATACCGAGACCGCCGTGATCCGGAACAATACCATCTATCCGCCTAATCAGCATAGTGTATGGTCAAGTAACGCTATTTATTTTCAAATCCTTGGGGATGTAAAATTTACGTGCAATAAAATCATCGGTTCGCAAATGCCGGAAGGCGATGAATCAACAGCCTGCGGCGTTTTCAGGGTACGAACAGCCGATATTTCATATAATCTTTTCGATTACATAGGTTATATTGCAGGATCCTCAGAAATTCAAGCGTATCAGTTTACTAATAATACAATTTATTTTTATCTACAGGGTAATGAAACATTTTTCTTTCAATCGGCAAATAAGCCGGTTTACTTAAAAAACAATATTTTCCTGATGCCGGAAGGAACCAGGCTGGTTAATGACGGGATGAACGGCGGGGCTAATGTTCACAAGGAAAACAATGTTGAAATATATTCAAATAATATTCAAGCTTTTGACCGGCTGAAGTTTCAGAATATCTATACCGGTGATTTCAGACCGACAAGGCAGTCGGCTGAAATCATAGATAAAGGTGTGAATATTATTACGATGGAAAAAATCAAGGATATTTCAGGAACTGATGTTCCCCAGGGAAGATTCCGCGATATTGGATGTTATGAATTTAAAAGATCAATTTTTCCAAAATGAAAAACAAGGTACTCTATATTGCCATAGCCGGATTGATTGTATTTATTTTTAATCGTGAGTGCACACGTCCCGGAACTGAGGCTCCGGCAAATGATACGATTGTTTTCACAGATACAATTCCGGGTGACAGCGTTCCATATATTGTTGAGATCAACAGAAAAATACCCGTTCCCGTTTATATTGATACAGGTTCCACTCACTGGAGAATGCTGCCAATTGATACCTTCGAAATTCTGAAGGATTATTTTGCTAAATATGGCTATGATGATACGCTGATGAATGACACATCAGCTTTTATCCGGTTGCAGAGCCATGTAACAGGCAACCGGCTATATTATGATCAACTGTTTTTTCAAAACAAGCGGGTGAAGCAAATCAATACTACGATCATTAACCCGACTGCAAAACGGCGTTTGATGCTCTACCTTGGAGGAGGGATAAATATGATTCCCGGAAGCCCTGGGATTTCCGCTGACATTCTTTTAATTCCAAAAAGCAAACTGGCTCTAGATGCCGGTTATGATCCTTTCAATAAAATGGTTATCCTCAAAGGTTTTTATAAAATTCAATTCAAAAAGAAAAATTGATCCCCGTTGAATTCAGATATCGTCCTATCGCATGGCTACCATTCGGCAAAACCATAAAAGCCTCTCACCCATCAAGCTGGGGAGAGTTGGATTTATTCCAATTTGCAGACGTGGTCGAATTTTTAAACAGTCCTTATACTAAAGAAAATCACGATAAACTCATCAATTCGCTTCTGGATCTGAAAGAACCCTTAGCCGGGTTCCCGGATGAAATAAAAAAACTCCATGAGTTCATAAAAACAGACTATCCGCTGACAACCTGGGTGGTGAAACATCTGGTTGCCGGCGGGCAAATAATGCTGGGACCTTTCGACCGGTTCAGGAACGTTACGATCGGCGAATTTATATTCGGGGATTCCTTTTTCCTGAGTTACATTGACCGGAACGAGCCGGATTTACTCAACCGTTTCCTGGCTGTTTATTACCGGCCGGTAATTGAAAATCCCGATCCGGATTCGACGGTAGATGATGACCGGATTAAATTCAACCCAAAACACATTGATGAAAGATATGAATTATTTTCTTCGGTTGATGACCGTGTAAAAGCGGCGGTTGTATTCAATTACAAAAATGTCAGGAGCTGGATTCAGGATAAATATAGTTGGCTGTTTCCGAAATCATCCGGATCCGGATCGGAAAAAAAGGAAAACAAATCGCCGTGGAGGGATTTTGCAGGTATCATAATAGGCGGTGATTATGTGAATCAGGAGAAGATCATGCAAACCCTTATGCATACAGTGATGTATGACATGAATAAAAAAATCAGAGAAAACGCAAAAATGAAAAAACGATAATATGGCAACCTTGCAAACACCGGCAGATATTGCTGCTGAATATATTGATAATAGAGAATTACAGGAGGCGTTAGCCACAGATATTACGGATTGGTATAATTTGAAAATCGTTGGAATAAAAACAACCTTAAAAACCGTAATATCAATGATGGGATCGCCGACAACCGAATTGCTATATGAGGCAATAGATAATCTTCAAATACTCGAGGAGGAATCATGAGTTTTATAAGCGATTATGTAGGCTATTTTGAGAACCTTGCAAGGGTTCATAGGGATATTTTGCATACCGATTCAGAAAAACATTTCTTCAGGCTCGATCCTGAGGAATATATGATAAGCCTGACATCGGAAGTAAATTATCCTTGTCTGATGCTCGAATCGTATGATTGTACCTTTTTCGACCGGGAAACAAACAACATTCTGAAAAACATCAATGGCGCTTTTGCGATTCTGAAACATCTCGAAAATGAGCAGGATAAGAACGAGGTTCATGAGATATGGGATGAATGCGAAAGAATTGGAACCGAAATACTGGTCCGTATCTATAATGAAAAATTTACAAGGCAGAATATTGTTATAAAGCTTGATTTTAATTCGGTTGTCATGCAGCCCCTGGCTAATGAGCCGGGAAGGGCTTATGGGATGCGGTTTACATATACGGTTGCCGTAAGACAAACACACATTATTGATAATTCAAAATGGTCGGATAATGATTGAAATTGAAATTCAACCTAAGGAAATTGATTTTGTTGGCAATCCGCTTGCTTTTAGTATTATCGGTGATAATTATATTATTTCGGCGGGCGTATATTCCTATGTACAGTTATCGAAAACGGGCACCCTCACCGGTGGAGAATATTTCAGTCTTAGTTTCCTCGATTATGAACTGACATTTTTGATTGGAACGGGTTATTCCGACACGGGTTTATTCATTCCTGCAGGAGCTACCCGTGACCAAATGTTCACTTACATGTGTTATAATTTTTTACTGACCAAATATTTTGACATTACGACGGTGTCTCATGACAAAATTAAAATTATGTCAAAGGAACCCGGTGCAACCTATACTATTACTGCAGATTTAACCGGATGCGCCGCCCTCACCAAAACAGAAGTTGCGGGCGTTGATACATCTACAAACCCCAATTACAAAATCCTTTTTCAGCCCTTTTTTAAAGCAAGGTTTCAGATTTTTTATGATAGTTTGCCTGAGCAATATGCCGACGTTGATGAAAACGGCGTCGCACTAATTCATGTAAATGATTTGATGAAACATTTTTTCGATACTGTCGAGCTGCCGGACTTCAATACTCAATTTTTAAAAATTGCATCCGAGGCTCTATATTCCTATTATTTCAATTTTGCCGAAGTTTATGGTACCGATCCGGTAGCCAAAAAACTTCATACTTCTGATGTTCTTTATGCTATTAATGGCATGCTCCCATTCGACCAGTTCCCCGGTCACGATTTTATTGGAGATATTCAGGTTTCGAAACGATTTTTAACAAATCGCATCCGGCCCGTTGAAACATATAAATCGGCTCAGCAATTCCTATACTGGGTAAATACTACAGGAGCAACAATTGATCAAATCGGCGTTTTTGTTAAAGCATGGCGTAAGGCGGTTCCATCTTCGCCCATGATAATGGTCAGGGATTGGCTTAATGATATTGCGCCTTATGATGTAGTAATTATCCCGGCCGGACATGATCAGCTTTTGGTTGGCACAACAGGCGACTGTTGGAAATATGAAGTTTTTTTGGCTGAAGTTTTTGATTCCGCTCCGTATGAGCCGATTACCGAGGATTTTCAATTTACGGTGATTTCGGAGCTGTCCTATCATAAACAATTTCTCATACGTAATGATTTCGGAATTTATGAAATATTGATCGTTGAAAAAGTTACGAATAAACTTGAGCTTAAAAACAAGTTCATCGAAAAATCACTTGAATATAATTACCAGTTGCCCGATGGCGAAATAGCTGTTTTGCCCGAATCGGCAGTAAATAAATTTACTGTCAGAACCGGGTTTATGAAAAAAGCGGATGCTGAACACTTAGCTGAGCTTTTGGGAAATAACGACGCCTATATTTTAGCTGAAATCCAGTTCGTGCCTGTAGTTATTGAGCCGGATACTATAGAACTGACCGATGAGGCCGATGATGTGTATTCAGTAAAATTCGATTACCGGTACACGATCAAAGGAATTTTAAGCCCTGAAGCATGATCAGGTTAATGGTTGATAATCAATACCAGGTTTACCTGGATAAGGGCACCCGCCTGAGGCTCGAATATCAGATGCCTTACTTTGATTCGGAGGGAATACCGGTTCCGATAATTTATCCATTCAATATACCGATTAAAAAAAATGTAAGTATTTTTTCTTTTGCGCACCTTACTCTTCTGCAGCAAAGAGCAATTGTTTTTAATGTTACAATGTATTTCGACGATATTCCTGTTTTGAAAGGAAAATTCTATATTAAAACCCTCACAAAAGACTATTACCGTGGAAGTATTGTGTTTAACGGTTTTTCGGACGATTTCAAAACCAAGAAGCTCAATGAGCTGGTTTACGAGGATATCGATATCGGAGGAACTCCACATTCAGCTACTAATGTAGCTTACCATGCGGAACAAATCGTTAAGGGTTTTGTTGAAGCCGATTATACTTTCCCGGTAATATTTGCCGAGAATTTTTACGGCGAACCGGATGATGATGATCTTACAGAATATAATCCCGACTGGGGGGGCGATGAGGGATCAGGAGATGTGGGCAGATACATTAATAATTATAATGCGGCTGCAGGCGCTTTCCCTATCAATATGATCCGCGAAGATCCTTTGAATGATAATGTCGCCGCAATGGTCCCGCATCCTTTCGTTCATAATTTAATCCGAAAAATATTCAATGATGAAAACTTTGGTTGTTTCGGCTCGTTTTTCGATAATGAAGAGCTTCATAAATTGATCATTTTTTATAATTTTCCGTTGGATGAAAAATATAAAAAATATTACGTTCAGGCAGAAGATGAAGCTTATCATCTCATAGAAGAGGGAGGTAATATGCTTGGTTATCCGGATGAAACAACTGGAGAAAACCAGGATGTTGACGGCTGCTGGAATAATTCGACAAACAAATATACAGTTAAAAATAGTGGTTATCATATTATTAACTTGTGGTTAAGGGCAAAACCAGATTATAATGTAAACTATACAACTGTTAAATGTATATTAGGTCTTAAGAATGAATTGGGCGTAATCGAGTTTGAACAACAATTTATTGTTGACAATGATTTAACGTATCATGATCTTTTATTTGAATTTGAAATATTTTTTAATACAGGTGATATAAATAAAGAGTATCATTTCTGGTTTAAATTTATAGTTGGTGATTCAACTGATTATTTTGGAGCTATTTGGAATGAACATTTCATTGCCTATAATTCGAGCTACCAGAACCTGAATCAGTTCAGCAATATTCTGAATATTGCCAACCATTTGCCACCGGTTGAAATCAATACTTTTTTCAATACTTTAACCAAGGCTTTTGGAATCGGCATTTTCTTCGATTTTATAAACAATAATGTTCAGTTTTCTCTTGTAAATGATATTTTTAATTCAAAAAAATATCTTGACCTGAGCCATAATGTTCTATCAACCGATAAGGAAACCGAAATCCTTGAAAACAATGGCTATAAACTTGATATAGCCTTTGACAGGGATGTTTATACTTTTGACAATTATGAATTCATAGGAGAGTTTGACACGTGGGATGAACTGCCTACGCCGGATAATGTAAATAAAATTGCATTGGAAAAGAGCTCAAACACAATAGTTATTTACAGAAAGGATCCTGATTCTAATATTTTCGACTGGTTTTACTGGTCGGATAATATTTATCCCGTTAAATCAGGAGGCGGTATTGAACCCATTACGGCCGATTTCAGTACGCTTGCCATGCACATAGGGAACAACCTGCTTACAGCACAAACAAAAGTCATTGCCAGCTCGCCTGCCTTCGAGACCGGCGATAATGATTTTGCATTAACGTTACTGTTTTATCGTGGCATGCAGGAAAACGCCGATGGCGATGAATATCCCATGGCAAGCTGCGTTAATTATGATCGCCTGGGAAATGAAATTGGCGATTATCAGTTAAAAATGAACGGCGACAATGGCCTTTATGCCAAATTTCTTCAAAGTTGGTACACTTTTTTGGGTGGATCGGAGGAAATAAAACGATATTTTCACTGCAACGCGGTTGATTTTCTTAATATCACCTCTATGTTTTTACCGCAAAAAGGCGTAGAATGCCGGAAGATTATGGTTGACAATATGATTTGTCTTCCAAAAAAAGCCACATTCATTTTAACCAATGAGGGTATAGACCAGGCTGAAATAATTATGCTTAAATCAAACGCTTATACCGATGGCAGATAAAACCGATACCGGCAAATTCAACAAGGTAATCATTTACTGGAAGAACGATGTGCACAAAAAAGCCATAAGCAATGTTTTACGAATGACAGGAAAGGGCAAGGCGGGAAGCTATTCGAACCTGAAAACAAAAAAAACTGAATTAAAACTTGCAAATGCAATAACTTCACAAACCCGGAAAGATTACGGTGAGATTAATATGGTTGGTTTCCAGTTTCCGAGGCATGGGGTATTCGTGCACAAGGGAGTAGGAAGAGGATGGAAAATGTTAAGCGGCAAAGTAGTACGGACCGCCGCGGGCATCCAGAAAGGCATAAGGATACCCAAGGACTGGATGAATGTGGAAATTGATAATTCCATAGCGGAGCTGGCCGATGAACTTGCGGGGATCAGGGCAGATACGTTTATAAATTCGACGAGATTAAAAATTCTTTAATATGGCTTCAAAATCGGAAAACAGGCGGATCAATCTTTATATAAATGGTAAGGAGGTTAAGAATGAAATAAAGTCAATCCGTAACGAATATTTTAAAATGATCAATGAGCAGTCGCGGATGATCCGCGGCAGCAAAGAATATTATCAACATGCGCAGGAAATAAAAAGGTTGAAAAATATTTTGGATGATCATAATAAACACCTGGGAAGAGTAGGAAAGGCATGGCAAAATATAAAACAAATCATGTATGGGGTTGTTGGCGGGAATATTCTTACCTCACTTTTTAACCGCATTTCAATGGCCATTCCAAACCTTATCAGCAGTCTTGCCAAACTGGATGATAAATTTGCAGATGTAGCCAAAACAACAGGACTTACTTCGGACCAGGTAAAGGAATTACATAAAGATTTCAAAAATATTGATACACGATCGAGTCGTAAAGAATTGCTCGATCTGGCACGTATTGCCGGAAAACTTGGGATCGAGGGTAAAAAGAATATTTTTGATTTTGTAAAAGCGGCCGATCAGATTAATGTAGCTCTCTCCGAAGATCTTGGCGGAAATGCCGAAGAAGCAATCAATCATATTGGAAAACTGGTTGATGTGTTTAAATTGAAAGAAAAATTTACTCTCGAAGAGTCGATGCTTAAAACCGGTAGCGCAATTAATGCCCTTGGGGCCGCATCAACAGCCAGTGAAGCATATCTTGTTGAATTTGCAAAGAGGGTTGCCGGGGTAGCGCCCATGGCAGATATTTCCATTGAAAGTGTCTTAGGTCTTGGCGCCACGCTCGATCAACTCGGCCAGCAGTCGGAGGTTTCATCAACGGTATTTTCGCAGGTAATTCCTGATATGTTTAAAGACACTGCCACTTATGCGGATGTGGCCGGTATGTCTGTAAAGGATTTTACCAACCTCCTGAATACCGATGCAAATGAGGCGTTCATTAAAGTACTCGAAGGGTTGAAAGGCAACAACGAAGGTTTCACAACCCTGGTTGAAAAACTCGACGCCCTTGAGCTTGATGGGAAGCGTTCGATAAGTGTTCTTGGCGTTCTGGCAAACAACACACAGCTTTTAAGAGATCAGCAGAAACTTGCCAATGACGAATTCGAAAAAGGAACTTCACTCACTGAAGAATTCAACAAAAAGAATGAAAACATGGCAGCCAAACTCGAAAAGATCAGTAAATGGATCAATGCCAAATGGATGAATTCCGATTTGATGACATTTTTCGAAAATCTTGTAAATAAAGCCGCAGAATATGTAAAAATTCCGGTATCCGAAACAATGGAAGTGGAGCGAATAAAGGTCAATTCTCTCGCCATTGAAATGACCAACGCCAATACGACCGCTGAGCGAAGGAATGAAATTTATAATGAGCTGAAGGGCATCGCTCCGGATGTGGTTGCAAATATCGATGCTGAAAACATAAGTATCGAAATTCTCAGGGGTAATCTGGCTAAGTATAATGATGAAATGATCAAAAAGATTGCTATACAGGAGAGTGAAGAAACACTTGTCGATAAAAGAAATGAATATGGGAAGGTTGTGGGAGAAAGGGCAAAGGCTGAACTCGATCTAACCAATGAATTGTTTAAGTTGAAGGAGAAAATTGCTAAAGTAGATCAGGAAGCGGCAAAGCACATGGAAAACATTCTGATCAGTCAGTCGGATATTTTGGATAAAGATAAACAAGCCCGCGAAATTGCTGATGCTATTTTGCATCAGAACAAAATGGCTGCATCACTGAGTACTACTGCAGCTAATACTGCATACAAGGTAACCGGATTGAGAGCTGAAGAATTGTCGCTTCAGGAACAATTGAATAAGTCTTTAAAAAGTTATACCGACTTGTATAACCGAATTTTTGGAAACCCTGACGAATTTATAGGTCCGCCTGATGCAGCATATTTGCATGAGCCAAAAACTCCAAAAGTAGGTGGTGGCGGAACCGATCCAGGTAAAAAAACCAAAAAGCCATATCTTGAATTCGATATTAATTCCGTTATTTCACTTAACAAACAAAAAGAAGTCGCTTATAAAGACAGCCGCGATCAGATCGTTCTCGACCTTGAAAAGTCATACCAGCAGGAAGCCAACATAAGGCAAATAGCCCATAACAACGAAATGGCTGCGCTCGGGACAGATGAAGAGGCCAAAAAAGCGCTCGATCAGAAATTTAAACGGGATGAAGCGCTCAGGCTGGCTGCTCACCTGCAGGAATTAATTGCCAAAACCGAAGAAATTTTGCAATCCGGAGGGCTGGAAGGTGTAGGAATAGCCGATGCCATGTTAACCGATGAAGAGAAAGAGGCTTTACTTTCTAAAATTGAGGAACTGAAGGTTAAGATTTCGGAGCTTAATGCGGACGCTGCCAGGCTTCAGAAGGAAGAAGAATCTGATATATTTGGAATGAATCCTGATGACTGGGAAAAACTTTGGGAAAACGTAGGTAAGGCATTGACGATTGCTCAGCAAATTGGAGATATTTGGAGCGCAATAAATACAAGGCTGGCTAACCAGGAAAATGAAAGCCTCCTGCGTTTTGAAAGGAATACCCAGGACAAAAAGAAAGCTCTCGATAAACAGTTAAAAGCGGGATTGATAAGCCAGGAAAAATATAATACTGAAGTTGAGGAGCTTGATAGTAAGTATGATGAAGAAAAAAGAAAATTAGAACGGGAACAGGCGAAAAGGCAAAGAATTGCTGCAATATTCCAAATATTATTGAGCACGGGTATGGCGGTTATGAATGCCGCAACTACACAACCATTTATGCCTCTTGGATTAATTATGATGGCTCTTGCGGCGGCCCTTGGAGCTGCTCAATTAGCTGCCCTGCCAAAAGTACCCGAGTATGCTGAAGGTGGTTTTACGCACGGCGACAAAATGTACCGCGCCGGCGAAGAAGGCCAGGAATGGATTGCGCCCAACTGGATGACCGAACACCCATATATTAACCCGGTGATCCGCGATCTGGAACGGGTAAGAATTGGTGAACCTGCTGATAATGTTTTCCGTTCGCCGGTTGGTCCGGAATATTATGAAAGCAGAACATCAGCCCGGCAAAATGATTTTTACAAAAATTCAACTGCCGATTACAGCCGTCTCGACAGGCTCATAGAGCAAAATAATGAGCTCTTACAATACATGAAGGATCCGAAAAACAGAAGGGCTATTATCGTTCATGACGATCTATCCCGGTATGAAGATGAGATTGCTTTATTACAAGAGCTCGGGAAAATTTAGTCCTTACCATATTCATCTAATTGTAATTTTAAGATACCAAGCCGTTCGGCTATTACATTTAATTGATGTGCTTCGGCATAATGTTTTTTTGCTTTGTATAAATCGGTAAGTTTACCGATAGTGCTTTCACAGCATTCAATAATAATATACATTCCATGCCACACGATGCTTGACCCGTTTTCAAAATGTGACCTGGAAACCATAAGCGAAAATTTTCTGTCGATGATTTCAATGTCCCTAAAAACGAAATTATCATTGATAAAATGCATCTGCCTGTCGTATTCACCCGAAGAGTAAAACCAGGCCTTCCGGTATTCTGTAAAAATGTCAATGTATAGCGCATTGATCTCAAAAAGCTTCCGGTTCAAAAAATAATTTGTAACGGTAAGAAATGCTTTTGCCTTTTTCATGTCTGAAAAATAAACGGTTACATTGTTACCGAGGAAAACTTGATGCTTTCTTTGCTTTGTTATATGGTTTGATTTGTCGGCTTTTGTAAGGTTTTCAATTCTTATTTTTCGCATAGCAGGAAAATTAATCAGCTTTTTACTTTTTTAAATTATTGATAATCAGGTGCAGATGTTTTTGAAAATGTTATATAATTAATATTAAGCAAAACCCTAAACATTTGATTTAATGAACGTTTTTAAAAAGAACTCTGTCAGCGTATTATGATATGTTTTGGGCGGAGTTTTGGATTGCTGCGGATTGAGTTATGAAAAAAGAGGTAAAGCGCGCAACCAGTGCGCTTTATTTTTGGCAATAAATTGAATGAACGACTTTTAACAGGCTTTTTTATTTTTATCCCTGAGCTCCGATAGATCTCTTTCCAGTTGATT